GCGAAGGTGATGATATGAGTGAACAGGCACATGAAGCCCCTGATTTAGATGCGGTTGCGTCTAACGTTGAAGATGAGCAGGTTGAAACGCAGGTAGATGCGCAAGCTGAAACCGAAGTAGAGCCTCAAGTAATTGAGCCTACACGCGAAGAAACCTTAGAAAAGGTAGTGGCTGAAAAAGCATTTAAGGCGCGGGAAGCCAGTCGTGAAAACGCTGACTTAAAGCGGCAGATTGAAGAGCTAAATAAGGCTCAGCAGCCTGATGTACCCAAAGCCGTAAAAATGCCAGACCGGTGGGAATATGATTCTGATGATGAATATTCCAGCGCTGTAAATGCCTACGCAGACGCGAGGGCCGAGCAAAACCTGCATGCGCATAACCAAAATCTGGAGAACGAGTACCGGCAACGAGCTGAGAATGAAAAAATCCAGAAGGCGAATGAAACATTAGTGAAGCAGGCTGGCGACTATTCCGGCAGGGCTGCCAAGTTGGGCGTTAAGCCTGACGAATTAGCTAACGCCGGGGCAAAGTTGCAGCAATACGGCATTAATTCAGAAATCGCCACGGCAATATTGCAGGATGAAATTGGGCCACTTGTTACTCAGTACCTTGCTAGCAATCCAAGTGCTATCGAGGAGCTGAATAACTCTACATGGTCAAACGGCGCAACAATATACAACAAGGTGCGAGAGGCGGCGGGACAATTAAAACCCAAAACATCTAACGCGCCACCACCAGTTGACACGCTAACAGGCGGGGCAGCGGCTCCTTCAGGCGGGCCACCAGGTGTAACTTACGAGTAAGAGGTCATTTAGCCTCTTGCCAATCTAAAACAAGGGGCTTTGAAAATGGCTAATAATGTAGCTAGTAACTTTAACCGAAAAATCATGGAGACTTTTCTCGATGGTTTTGAATCAAAACGAAACATTACAAAAAACGTTGACACTCAGTTGTTCCAAGGGAAATTCAACCCTTCGACTGGCGATACGATTGATGTTAAGCGTCCACACGATTACGTTACCTCACGCACATCATCTGGTGATGTAACCTCCGAAACTGCCTCTGATATTCTATCAGGCAAGGCAACAGCCACAGTTCAAGATTACTTCACAGTTTTTGTCGATTACGACGAAGCAGATGAAGCTATCAAATTAAATCAGCTTGATAAGATTCTTGACCCGATGTCTAGCCGAATCGCTATCGACTTCGAGACTGATTTTGCCGCCTATATGATGAAAAACTCTGGCCTACAGTCTGGCGCAGTGGGCACTGCTATCACAGCATGGGCCGAAGTTGCTGAAGCTGGCGCGATCATGCAGAGCTCAGGCGTGCCGATGGACGGCCAATGGAACATGGCAGTAAATCCATACACCAATATAAGCCTTGCAGGTGATCAGCGGTCGTTAGGTACATCTAAAGAAGTGACTGGAGCCAATGAGAACGCGGTAATAGCTGATAACTTTGCAGGCATGCGCGTTCGCACAGCTACAACGTTAGCGAGCTATACAACAGGCAGCGAAGCGGATAGAGCTGGCACATTATCTGGCAGCCCTACAGTTACATATCTTGGCGCTAAAGACACCATGACTCAAGTCTTGGCTGTTACCGCCTTTGGTGCTGGCTCAACAGTCATCAAGGCTGGAGAGACTGTAAAAGTAACCGCTGCCTCTGGTGCTGTTAATCGTCTTAACATGTCAACGCGCGATCAGATTGTAAATGGATCTGGCGCGGCAATTGTCTGGACTGGCGTGGTTACTACTGATGTAACTCTATCAGGTGGAGCGGGTAATATTACAGTTACCGGCCCGGCAATCTATGAGTCAGGCGGACAGTACAACACTGTTTCCCAAGCACCAGTTAGTGGTGACGTTGTAACCCTTCTCGGTTCAGCAAGCACTCTGATTCAGCCTGCGCTTTTTTGGCATAAGCAAGCATTTACTTGTGCGTCAGTGCCGATCAAGAAGCTAAAGGCAACTGACACAGTGGCAACTACTGCCGATGGCCTTCAGTTCCGAGTTACCCATGATTCGGATTTCATCAAAAACCAGCAAAAAGTTCGTGTTGATTTCCGCCCAGCTTACGGCGTGATGAATCCGTTCTTTGCAGGTCAAGCGTTCGGTTAATAAATCAGCCGAAGCCAGTTAAAAAGCTGGCTTCGGCTAATGAGGCTTCAATGGTAAAATGGATCAGGGAAAGCGGCTCAGTAATAGAGCTTAAAGATACAGAAAATCTGAATAATTACGCAAAAGAAAACGGCTGGACTCAAGCAAAACGCAAGCGCAGAACAAACGCGGAAATCAAAAATGACAACAGCGGCGACACTGGTAAAACAGATATTAAACGAGATTAATGTTCGCAGTGTTGAATCAGAACTAGAAGCTGATGAAATGCAGGACACTCTTTTCGCATTGAACGCCTATATGCTGACGTTAGACGCGAACGGAATTAAGCTCGGGTTTACAGAGATTGAAAACCTTGGTGATTCTATAACTGTACCTGGTGGCGCAATCATGGGGATTATTGCAAACGTTGCAGTAATGATGGCCCCAACATTTGGCGTTACAGTCTCACAAGAAACGGTTGTCAAAGCTAAAATCGGCTTGTCTGCAATGCGGAAACTTGGCGTTAAAATCAATCCCTCAAAATACCCGCAAGGCTTGCCAGTTGGCTCAGGTAATGAGCATTGCGGCCATGATTGGTACAAGTTTTATTATAATGACGAAGAAGCCATTGAGAACGAGCAAGGCGGAACAATTCTAACCGAGGTTTAAGCATGGCTAGTGAAAAAATCAGTGAAATGGTCGGCGCAACTGATATCAATGACGCTGATTT